TGCAACTTCAGCTAATTGACCATTCATAAAAGAAATAACTTGTGTAACTGAACCTTCCTTTGAAGATGTATCAATTAATTCTCTATCACTACGACCAAGTTGTTCAAGAATCGTATTAACTGGATTGTTATCATTAACTTCAGACGCTCTCACTAGAGGGTAGTTACGATATTTTGGAGCTGTTTCATATTTTGAACGAATTACCTTTTGATATTCTTCGTTTTTAGCTTTTAATTTATCAATTGTTAAATCTTCGATATTATATCTCATTATTTTAACATATTCATTTTGGAAAGTTAACTTAAATGTTTCAGGCTTAGTAATAGCAATAGACATAACTGAATCCCACAATTGCTCTGCTGTTAAACGTTGTTTGACTGGTCCAATGAACACAAATTTATCTGTGTTAGTATACATACCGTCATAGAGTTCTCTTTGAAATAATGTGGTATTGTAAAGAACATATAGAAATTGCTTTGTATCATAGTTAACACTCACCATAATCTTAGCAAGAGTGTTCATAAGCTCACCATTAAGCTTTTCATCGTCATGAATATTATCATAGTTATCAATGATATGTTTACCAAATACCCATTTCCAGTAACGATTTACGATATTTTTGGTGTATGTTGGGTGGTTTGGGTTAACTAACCAATTAATAACATCCTTTCTCATATCAACCTTATTGTTAATTACTGTCTTACCAGAAAGTACTGCGGGTACAACTATATCGCCTGGTTTTGCATCGTTATAATTGTAATCGTGAGGTAGTTTCAACGTTCGCTTTTCATCTACCTCAATATTAGATCTCATAGCACTAACGAAGTTGTTAATGGTGTTGTTTAATCCACGATTTTTTATCGGATCTGCTTTAATTAAAGCATCAATTTCTTCTCTCAAAGCTTTCTGACGAGCTGCAACAGCAGGATCTTTATCTTTACCACGACCTCTAAGTTCTATCTGGGTAAACATAGCAGCCATTTTATAAAACTGCATTTGCGTGAAGTCTTGGAAAGGATCATCATGGCATTGTGCACATCCAATATCAGTACCCATGAATACTTTACCTGTTCCAATGAGGTTGTCTAACGGCATTCCTAAATCCCGATAGAAATACCCTGTTGCTGGGTTATCGTAGTATGAACCTGTCGATGTTAATAGGTCTGCAACAAATTGTGAATAAGATTTGTTAGCTGTAATTGAGTCTTTAATGTAGTCGATATAAGGACCACCAGAAAAATTATTAGTGGTATTAATTCTATCACGTAATCTTAATGATTCAGCCCAGAAGTTAAACATATGTGATGTATAACCTGGATGGTTCATAAGAAACTGAATTAAACCTCGTCTCTTATTAGGGTCTGTTGCCTTATTAAACATCTCATACTCTTCATAGGTTGGATTCCTACCAATTATTGTAAGATATGCTCTACGTACAAAAGTATCGTCATTAATACGTGGTAGTGGTGTTACCTTTGCTTCAATATACTGTTTATTAAGTACACTATCCACTAGATTACTATATGTATTAAGTTGATCTACCGTTGCACCCATCGATAGGGTGCATACACACATTAACATTAAGAATATTTTTTTCATAACAATCTACCATTATTTAAGCTTACCTTTTTTATTATAAAAATATTGAGCTTTCAATATAGTGTAAATTCCATCAGGTAACCGATCAACCTCTTCAACAATTTTCTCGTTAACTGCAAAAATAAACTTATCTTTTGGTATGTTTCTAACTATATTTTTCGGTACAGATATAAAGCAATAATCAATTTTTGTTTTTTCTATATATACAAGCATTTCACCTACATATATACCGCCTTGCACAGCGTATGGTATACCTTTTTTTGGTTCGTTTTTATCTTTAAAAATCATCATTAAAATGCTGATTAAACTTATTCATATGAATACTAAAAAATTTTACTAATAACGAATGCAACGCATCTGATTCTAATGGGGTTGATGCTTTGGTTAAAGCAACTGGATTGCCATCGTTATCATATCCAATTAACATGAAATTATTTAAAAATTCTCCAATAGTTGATACTAATGCTCCATGTATATCTGCTACCTTTTTATTTTCTTTTGATTCATTAATACGAATCTTTAACATCTCCTGTAATAACTCTTTTACATTGATGTCAACAGGTTCAGAATCTTTTGGGGTACTAGCCGCAGAAGCTTTTTTTTTCTTCTGCGGCTTTGAAGATTCTTCACCCATAATTAAGACTTCTTATAGAACTGACTTTCTGTATCGTTTTGAGTTATACCCCTTTCAAGAAGATATTGAACAATCATCTCAATTGAATGAGTTTTAATAAAGTAGTTACGAGGAAACCTCACACCACCATCATCAATTTCAAACATAATTTCATTAAGCTTTTCTTTATTTTGATAACATGTAACAAATACTGATGCACGTCCTGGATCTATCATAATAGTCCATTTACGAGGATCAGAAATACCATATGATTGAAACATTCTTAATGTAATAAGTTTGTTATCCTTAAGCCTCTTAATAAAGTAACCTGGAGTTTTAAGTTTGTTGTTATCTTGATGTGTTAGTTCCATATTATTGTGTTAGTGATGATAAAATATAACGTAATTTAAGTGATTCATGCTCAATATCAAATATAAGAACACCGAATTTATTGTTCACCGATACTTTAACGTTTGCTGCATTAATAAGTTTAAAATTATCAAAATTAACTGGAAGAATTTTAAGTTCATCACCTTCAATATTTTTACCTACTGATAGTTGAAATGAATCTGTATTATGTCTTGATCGATCAGTTAACTCACACTTAACATTACCATCTTCCAAATAAAAATAAATCTTGTTTGTTTCTGTTGTAAACGTTGAAGCTTTATTAATCTTTGCAAAATCTTCTTTAGTCAATTCAAAACTAAATGAAGTTTCAAACGTATTAATCTTTTCAGGTTTAATAGCTGGTGCCACCAAAAAATCATCTTCAAATAAATGATATTTAAATTTTATTTCTGGTGATTTATACTCTAAGTTATTTGTATTAACATCTAACTCAATATCTTCCGAGTTAATACAATCCATCACCCTGCAAAGTTTTTTGATATCAGGTACGTTTAAAGATCTTTCGAATTCATTCGTATGGTTTAGAACGCTGTACAGGATCAGCGTGTTGTCCATCGAACTTACTATCGTCGTTATCTTGTCCTTCTCCACTTTCAAGATGCACTGATCGTTCACTTTCGATATTGACTCGAGGAACTTTTCTATTTGATATTTTTTTAATTTTAACTTCATATTGTGTGAACAAATCTACTAACCTGCCAAGATTGTTTTCTATACCCTTTAATGTAGATACTAATTCATTAGAATCAACAAGACTAACATTTTCTTTTTGTTTTTCTTCCTGGATAACATATGGTAAAGTAATACTGTTAGCTGCACCAATTAAAGGTTGATCAACAACCGGTTCAATTGTAATTCCTTGAACCGGTTGCGATACAACTGATGGAGCTGGTTGAAGGAGTACCGGATTTCTCAATACTCCCTCAAACATTGTTTTTACTTCATCACTTTTCGGACGCAACTGTGGGGATGAACCCACAATGTGCTGGTCTATTTTTTTCATTTCACCGAAGACCGTCCCCATCATTGCTAGCAATGCATTGCGTTCGTTTTGTTCACTCATAGTCCTTTAAGTAGTTCGTCGATATCGAGATCTTCAGTAACTGGTGCTGAAGTTTGTTTAACCTTACCACTCAACTCTGCAACTGCTTCATCTGCAGCTGGTAATTTTACAGCTTGTGGGGTTGATGGTGCATCAGCTGTAACACAAAGATAATGTTCATCAAACATCTGCTTAAGCTCATCAGCTGTCTTCAGTCTGTAGATCGTTTCAAGATCTTTAATTGAATTATAAATCTCTTCTTGCTTATCTTTACTTAGTCCAAGGTCTCTACCAGATGTTGTAAATCGTGATGAAGTATAAGAAGGGAAATCACCCTGCTTTTCAACCTTAATCTTGAAGTTAACACCATCTTTAGTTAGATCGAAGATTTTAGAACCAAACTCATCTGCATCATCACCACTAATTGCGTTATTTACAATAGCATGAAGCTGTTTACCGTAACGCAAAACCTTAACCTTACCATTATTTTCTGCATTTGATGGATCATCAATTACATAAACGTTGATAAACCACTGCTCTGAGCGGCGGATCGACTTAACCTTTTCTTTTTCTTCCTCGGTACCATTACGAAGAATTTTATATCTTTCTTCTGCAATAGGATCACGTTCACCAAACGTTGTTGGTGATAATGCGCTAACATACTTTCCAGTCTCGAAAGAATTCCAACCATGCACGTAATGATGGAAGAATGTTTTCTTTGGTTCAGCTACATTTGGTAGTAATCTGACTGTGTATGTATTGCCTGGCTTGAGCTGAATGATATCAGACAACCCGTTATTTTTTTGCTTATCTTCTGATGTTAGTGCATCTTTAATGGATTCGAACATTGATGTATTGAATGTACTCATATTATACTATATATTAATCTATATTATTGAAAAATCAAGAGCTTTTCTTCAACAATCTTTAACCCTTTTCTAATTACTTCTTTAAGGTGTTTTGATGCCATAAATTTTACACGAGTGTTATTATACATAGTGTAAAAATCCTTACAATAAAAGTCTAATAACTCCTGTTCAATATTTTTTATTGCTCGATCTACCTCAAGCCCATGGAGTATATAAAAGTTAATTTTATGCTCTTTTAAGTGTAATAAAAACGCTGGTATACCTGTATCTAACTTGTATCTCTGTAGTGTAGACTTATGTGCAATGCAGTGATTATAAATCGTTTTTAATCCCAGTTTACAATCATTGATACAATTGTCACTATCGGCATCTTGTGTTTCTCTTTTGTGCATATATCGAGTGTATGCAACTATAGCTTTTCTGGTAGTATAAAAACCTAAATCAAAAAACTCATCCTTTGAGTATGCTTCATATGGAGCCCAGAAAAACTCATGTAATGGAATATTTTTGTTTGTATCAAAAAATGATCCAAGCTTCTTTAATTGAATATAAACCTCGTCTTTTATATTACTAAAATCTTTGCGCAGTCTAACTGGTTGATTCTTTGCGCGTCTAGAAGCTATTAGATACGCATTGTAAATAAACTGCTCATCTACCGTTAATTCATTTTTTGAGAGAATTGATGTATTTGGTAACATATTTTGATTTCGTTATAGTATTATCGTAATCTATAAACATTTTAACGATTTCAAAGTCAGAATCAACGTCTAAAGTATTCTTCAATATATTCTTTAGCTTTACATCTTTCAATACCAATAGAAACACATTTTGAAAAGAAAGTTTTTTACCAACTAGTAATGTACAAAATGTACAGAATGATAGGATGATGTGTTCTGTTTCATCTTCAACCAAATAGTGTGATGGGTTGTATTGTTTATTAGTTAATAGCATATGGTGTAAAGTGTTTGGTGATACCCAAAAATTCAGTTGTAAAATTAAATGTTGTACCTGAATCTTTTTTGAAAACCTTTTTAGTGAATACACCAATATCAACATCCGATTCAGGGTTTTTAATTACCTTTACACGCTTCTGTTTGATATCAGCAATTAACAATACATCACACTTAAATTTTCTAAAACACAACGTACAAAACTCTGGAGGGGTTTCACCAGTATCAAATAAACTGATAAATAACTTTCCACCAATCTTTAATCCGTAGAATGTTGTTGATTTGAATTTTTCTTTTAGATATTCGATAAAGTTCTGACTCACCTCATTATTTAGAAGTGAATGGTATTTATCAACTACCTAACATCGATAACGTATTCAACATTTCAGTATCTAATGAAGCTTGTTCATGTTCTACTTGTGAAATTGTAAGTGTGGAATAGTCAATGTGCATTGCAGCAGTAGTCCCTCGTGGGCCAAATCTATTTTTCATCATACCCATTCGAATTGTTTCAAGTTCCCTATCTTCTTCATTTTGGAAAATAGATACAATAACATCTGCGGTTGCAGCAAGACCAATTGACTCACTAATTGTATTGAGATCTGGATTACTAACATCAAACCCAGATCTATTTAGCTGGGTAGCACTAATAAACGGACAATTAAAAATATATGACATTGCACGTACTTGCTCGGTTACATGCTTAATGCGTTCATAACTATTATTACCAATTGTGGAATGTAGTAAGTTTAAATAGTCTAAAACAATTGCATCAAACTTAATACCACTATCTTCAATCTTTTTAATGAACGCTTGTATTTGTCTTGGTGTAACTGTTGCAGGGGGAAACTCTTTAATGAGTAGTTTACTTTTTGGGTGTTGTCTTTTTAGATCAATAATTGCAGACTTAAGTGAAGCAGTTTCTAAATGAAGTGTATTCATTGGAATTTTACTCACACTGGTACATATACGCTTTGCATATAAAATTTCTGGCATTTCTAAAGTGATTAGTAGTACTGTTTTGTTTTGACTTGCAATATTTGCGGCAATATTACCTAAAAAGATAGATTTACCAATATTTGTTTCACCAGCAAATACATATAGAGCCCTACCATTTTTTAAAAAACCTCCATTCAACTGTTCATCAAGCCAAGGCCAGGTACTTGGAATAACTTCTTGTACATTTAAAATATCAGTGATAACTTTATCAATATCACCATATAAATCTAAACCAACATCGGTATGCAGTGAAATATTACAGCTCTTTTCAAATTTATCTAAAATAACTGATGTATCGGTATTACCTTTTGATACATCAGCTGCAATATCAAGTAAAGTATGAAACACAGCCTTCTCCTTTAAAAACTGTTCTGTATTTGTAATTAAATCATCTGCATTGTATGTTTTATCAAGAGTTTGAAATGTGGTTAATACATTTTTAAATGATAATTTAGTTACATCATTGGTGCAATACTGTTTAATCTCAGTTAAGTTTGGTAATTCATTCCGAGTATCATAAAACCCCTTAATAATTTCAAATACATGTTGATTATCTTTATTTTTAAAAAACTCTTTTTTTGTGTAATCAATTGTACTAGCAAGATAACATTTATCGGTGCAGCATTTGTATAAGAAAACATTCTCAAAAAAGTCTAAGTCTAATTTTAACATTACATTATAATAGTAGCTAGTTATAGTTTATCAAGATAGTAATTTGTGGTATAATTTTTTAACGGTATTAAATAACTATATGAATAGACGTGAATTTATACGAGTTGGTGCTGTGGGATCGATGTTATTGCCTGATTTTTTAAGAGCTCAATCACAAAACAAAGCAAAAGCAACATCAGTTGTACAGATTTATTTACCAGGTGGTATGAGTCATCAAGATTCATGGGATTACAAGCCATTTGCACCATCTGAATATAGGGGACCATTTGATCCAATTAAAACAAAAATTGACGATGTAACTTTTGGATCACTTCTTAAAGAAACTGCTAAGATTAGTGATAATTTAACTGTTATCCGTTCAATGACACATGGTGAAGCTGCACATGAGCGTGGAACACATAATATGTTGACTGGTTATAAGCCATCACCAGCACTAAGCTACCCATCTTTTGGTAGTGTTATTAGTCATGAATTAGGAAATCGCAACAATTTACCAGCATACGTTCTTGTTCCAAACCAATTTGCACCAGAAAATGGTACAGGTTATCTATCAACAAAATATGGTGCATTTTCTCTAGGTTCTAACCCAGAAGATCCAGGATTTGCTGTTAAAGATCTCAATTCACCTGCAGGTATTAATGATAAAGCATTTGATAGACGTCGTAACCTACTTGGTGCTGTTGATGAACACTTTAAAACACGTGAATCCAATGTAGATGCTGTTAAAGCAATGGATTCGTTTTATAATGATGCATATGCAATGATGTCTTCAACACAAGCACGTGAAGCGTTTGAGTTATCAAAAGAACCAGATGCGGTAAAAGATGCATATGGTCGTAATGCAGCTGGTCAACGGCTGTTATTGTCTCGTAGATTGATTGAAGCTGGTGTGAGAATGGTTACAGTAACGTATGGTTCATGGGATCACCACTCAAATCTTAAAGGATCGTATGAGCAAAACATGATCAACTTTGATAGAGCCTTTGCTGCATTCATTACAGACCTAAAACAACGTGGTTTACTTAGCTCTACACTGGTGATGGTAACATCTGAATTTGGTAGAACACCAAAAATTAACGCAACTAATGGTAGAGATCATTGGCCAAGAGTATTTTCAACAGTACTAGCGGGTGGTGGTGTCAAATCCGGGTATGCTTATGGTACATCCGATGCTTTAGCTTCAGAACCAGATAATAATCCAGTAACTCCTGGTCAACTAGCTGCTACAATGTATAGTTTAATAGGTGTTTCACCAAGAAAGAAGCTAATGACACCAGATTTAAGACCGATTGAAGTCGTTTATAACGATTCACCAATTGAAGATATCTTAGTTTGACCACTTATTTAAGAACCATTCTTGACCATTCTTCCAATCTTGTGTAAATTCACGAAGACCTGGTGATGCATGAGTGATAGTTATATCACCCACACCGATTTTAAATCCAGCTTTATGGCAAGCCATTGAAAAGTCTAGGTCATAAAAGTGAAACCCAGCAGGATTGGTCTCATCAAATGTAACTTTATCAAAAACTTTTGATTTTACAGCCATAAAGACACCATCAATTAAGATCACCTGATCTGGATATGGTCCAAAGCTTGTCATATACTTTTTACCATCATGTAAATGTGAAACAGCACCACGATGATGGGTTTTATTTCCCATTAGGTGCCATAAAGCTGGTGAAGACAACTTTACTTCCCTAATACCAGCACAACCAACAACATCATATACGTTTCCAAGGCTATTAAGCTGTCGTTCAAGAGCTTCTGGAGCTTCAATAATGACATCATCATGCACAAAAACAATCCAGTCGGTGTTTTTAAATTTTTTAATTGCGGCATTGTATACATATGGTAAAGGTTTGGTATTTTGTTCTGATGATGATACATCAAATATATTGTTTATGGATTTATATAGTAGAGTGGTATTAAAACTACCTTTTGTTGCTGTTACAATTTGAATCATAGGACAAAAAATGGAGATTCAGATTTAAATTTACCAACTTCTTTAAATTTATACTCTTTTGTAAGTTTAACAACCTTTCCTTCAGGTAATTCAACCCAACCCTTTCCTTGAATAGACGAATAACTACCCTTGTCATTAATATAGAGTGTGCTCCCTTGTCTTACTAGGTAGACGTTAAGGGAAGTTGTATTTACAATAGCAAGAGCGAATGTCCCTTCTAACAGACCACAGACCGTTTCAATAATTTTAACTTCATCAATGGAAGAACGAGTTTTTTTACTAGTTTTTAGCTGTTCATACTCTGTTTGCAACATACAAACAATTGTAGATGTATCAACCCTATTAACATTATAACTGCAATATTCATCATTAAGCTCTTTATAGTTTATCAACACACCATTATGGAAGACAAGCCAATCTTCTTGCTCAAAAGGGTGAGAAGTATCATAATTGTACTTTCGTACTGATGAAGTTGGTGCCTGGACATGACCCATAAAATAAGCATGTTCATTTGGCTTTAATTTAAGCTTTTCAATGTTAATGTGGTTTTGCTCTTTACGTATACTAACATCATCAACAATACCAGCAGGTGTTGTCATTAAAGTTACAACTGAAGATGCAAAATTTCCTCGTTCTTTATTTGCTTCAAAAAGAACTTCAAACATAGAAAGGTCTCTGGATCCATATATACTACACATATTATTACATATTATATAAGGTATTTGTCAAAAAACAATAAATATGTTTATGAATTTTAGTTCGCTCTATAATAAACTACAAGTTATCGAAGAAGCAAAAGCAGGTCGCTTCGAAAAGCTCTTCCAAACAGGCTACCTTAAAAAAGCTATTGAAGATAAAAAAATCGGTGTTGCAAGACCTCTTGTATTTGAGTTTATTATTAGCTTTTTAAAGGAAAAGGGTATGGTACCTGAAGGTACAGCTTTTCAAGGTTCACGTTATGCAGCTGAAGCTGGTGTTTTTATTAAAAATCTTGTTGATACCGGGTTAGTTAAAGATGAAATTGCTGATGAGTTTGGAACATATGTAAAAGAAAACCTTGGTCAGTTTCTTCAACGCAAGCAACAGGTTAGATCAAGAGGTAAAGGTGAAAATATTGGTAAATCATTTGGATCCGCAGAAGAATTTAACACATTTAAAGATGTTAAAACAAAAGAGCAAATGGACTCCGAAAAGTTAGCTACAAAAGAAAAGAAACAAGCTGCAGCGAGTGATATTCCTGTTACATCTTCAATTGATGCAAAGTCTGCTATCATTGAAGTTGTTTCTGATAGTGAAATTACTCTCGATATGGATAAGCTTAGTAAATTCTTTACTGCGGTTAGTAAAGGTAAAGAATTTACTACTGATCAGGGGTCATCGAATGCTGTTGATTTTGAATTTGCAGAAGATTCACCAGTAACGTTAATTATTAATAAACTTGGTGCTGATAAAGTTGAATCATCTATCAAATCAAGTCTTGCAAAAGCACTAGGGTTGGATCCAGATGAGTTTGGAGTTGTTGTTCACGCGCCAGGTTATTTTGAGTTTGGAGCTGCAGAAGAAAAACCAAAGTCTAAATCACAAAACACAGGAGTTGATCTACAAGGTTATGGAATGGGTGATCAAGACTTCAAATCTCGTCAAATTGAACAACCAGGCTTTGGTAGACCTGGTGAAGATGAGGAAGTCCTTGTTCAAAAAGAAAATCACAAACCAAAAGTGACATTCGTTTCAACCAAGGACCGCTTCAAACCAAAAAATTCTTGGCAACAAGCTGCTAGAGCAGAGATGTTTTACAAATAAGTCTCATAAGGGATTTTTTTGCAATTATGCTTAACCCACACAGACGATAAGTCTTGTTTGTAAACGATTGGATCAATATAACCTGCTGAAACAAATCCAGCTAACCTTAAACTACTAGAAGGTGAATAAGCATCTGCTTTATCTTCACCAGCGTAGCAAGTCCAAGTATCACTAAACTTCACACCAAGTCTAATACCCTCTTCAATGATATCTTTTTTAGACATTGTAATTAGAGGAGCTTCAACCTTAATGCGATGCTCTCGATTTAAGTCAGCAACTGCATTGATTGCATCAAGAAACTCAGGACTACCATCCCAATAACCTGCTAATGAATCAACTTGAGCTGCTCCATACCAAACTGTACTTGCTCCAATTCCTTCTGCATATGAAAGAATATAAGAGATAAAGAGCATATTTCTAAATGCGACATAACTCTTTGGTTGAGCTTCACCTCTCATCTCTCTCACATCTGGAGTTGCAATATTGTTATTAGTTAATGAAGATGTAGGTGCAAGTACATTCAAAGGAGTTTCGATCACTAGCATCTCAATTTGTTTATTGATACTTTTGAGTTGCTTTTGAGTGCAATCTAATTCCTTCTTATGTCTTTGACCATAATCAAAGAACAAACAATAAACTTCATCATACTTTTCAGCTGCCATATGAAGCAAGACTGAAGAATCCATACCACCACTAAACGCTAATACTATTTTTGACATATTTAAATTGTAGCTTCGTCTAAGAGATTTTCAAGATATACAATACCTTTCATCCCAGAAAAACGAGAGACTTCTTTTTCATTCTTCACAAATACACAAGTTGGTACAGCATTAATATTGTAATATTTACTATCTTCTAGCTTCTCGTCAATGTCAATGTATACAACCTCGCAATCAGGATGCTTTTCAGCAAACTGTTTAATAACTGGTTTGAACATTTTGCAAGGCCCGCACCACGGTGCACTAAAATATAGCATTTTGATACTATTCATCTTTATCTCCTTCTAGTTCGTCAATTTCGTCGATTTCATCTGGTACATCAGCTTCAACTTCATTACCATTACTATACAACCAATTTTTAGTAATTTCTTCTTGTAATTTAGGTAAGATATCCTCTTCCCACAGCTTAGCATTTTTACGCCAATTTTTATAATACCCAAGCTTGGTACCACTTGGTAACGCATATGTTGCACCATTTTGAATAACAGCGCCGAGACCAACAGCTAAGTCAAGAAGACCGTAATACTTGTCTAAACCTGATGAGAATGACAAATACATTTCACCCTCTAGATACTGCTTTACAAACCGATTCTTACGTGTGAGAGCACGAATAATAACACCGGAATAATTTTTCTGTCCAGCAACCATATTACTATCAAATGTCTTACCACCATCGTCTTTCATAGGTTTACGAGCTAATTGAACAGATACAGATGGTAGATAAATTACTGACTTACCACCAGGCATATTCTTCTCAAGAGATGGAAACATTGCAGATGGATCATCATACACATGATTAGTACAAAGAATGGTTGTCTTAGTAAGAGCACCCATATTATTGCATGTCTTAAGAAGTGATTTCATTGCACGAGCAGCACTACCCATATCAGCAGAAGTACTTTCTTTTTCCATTCGATTCATTTCCATCTGTGACTGTAGATTACCTAGAGAGTCAATCGCGATGATGAATTTACCTTCAAGTTTCTTTTCTTTTACAGTTGTAAGAAATTTAAAGATTGTGTTACGAGTTTCTTCAATAGTCGTAGAAGGAATGTATTTTACTTTTGAAATATCAAGTCCGAGACGTTCAGCACCTACTGGGTCAATCGAATTTTCTGTATCAAATATAAGTACTGTCTTACCCATCTTTTGCGCATTCGCTAGAATTTTTTGCACAAATAAACTCTTACCTGTCATTGATTCACCTGCAAGTAATGTTACACGACCTACTGGTATACCACCATCAAACTTACCTGAAATTAACGCATTCAATACGTAGCTTCCGGTATCAATCCAACCATCAACTAAACT